ATTTAAGAAGCTTACCGCCGTAGTTGAAAACTTTCATTACAGGAATAGAAGGGGCCGCAATGGACAAGATAGTAGTTGCGATTGCCTCACCACCTGCCTGATCTAAATCCGCACGGTTACGGGCAAACTCACTGTCGCCTAAAACTGAACCTTCAGTTACTAAACCACCTATCTCTTGATAGATGTTACGTCCTGCCTGTTCCACAACACGGTTGAAGGTAGATTGGTCCAGAGTAGGATCAGGGATTAAAACCTTTTCATACTTGTAGTCTGTAATGTTTCCGTTTTCATCACGGACAGGAACATAGCGATCATAAATACGTTTACCGTCTTCTGTGTAGAAGGAATTTCCTTCGTAAAGATCACGGGTTGCTTCTGTCCACTTTTCTTTATCTGTGTTGTATTGATCACGGGCTTTCTGACTGTCTTTAAGTTCAGCACCTGCAGGGTTAACAATGTCGTACCAGATAGAACCAATACGATCATATATACTCAGGTCAGGTTGTTCTTTAGTCTCGCCTGTTTCTGGATCAGTGAAGGTTCCATACAAATTATCATATGTGAAAGCATCACGGGTTTCTTGTGTTACAGGGGCTGTATTGGCGGGAGTGTTTTCAGCAACTAATCTGTCAGTATACTCTTTCCACTGTTCTTCTGTACCACCGTATAGAAGTTCATCGGGGATGAGATCATCTTGAGAAAAGCTAGGAGAAGTAGAAGTTTCCTCTGTTTCCTCTTCAGGAACAGGAAGCCCTTGTTCTTTAAGGAATTCTATTTCTTCTAGGGTAAGGTTAGCCATGATGAATTCCTTATTAGTTTAAACCAAATTCTTTTCTCAGTACGTCTGCAGGTATGTTGAAACGCTTAGAGTAAATCTCTAGTGCCTTATCTAACTTGTCTGCAGGCGCATTTTGAATTTGCTGTTTAACTGTTCCATAGATAGGATCGTTCTTAAACTTAGATAGATTAGAACCTACCGTTGTTGGTGGGGTGTTAGGTTCATCACCATTGCCCCCATTGCCTTCTACGGGTGATGCTTTTCCGTTAGCCCACTCTACCATGTCACCAAGTCCACGGGACGCAAGGTAATCTGGCATAGGTACTTTAAAGCCTCTGGTCAATTCTGGGTCATAGCGATCAAGCAATTGAATTTGTGGTTCTGTATCAAGGTCACTAATCTTACGACTTACAGTGTTAATACGCTGCAAGGACTGACTGCGAAGGTTGTTACTAAAGGTTTCGTAGCTTGAACCCGCCGAAACAATCTGTAGAGCCTTCTTAAAGTCATTGTTAGACAGACCTGTGCCTCGTTGTTCAAGAACTGCAGAAGCATAGGTGTACGCAAATTTCAGCAACTCAGCTTGGAACTGAGAAGACATGCTTGCAGTCTCAGCAAACTGAGAAGCCTGATTATCAATGTACTGCATGACAGTCTCGTTGTCTGCACCACTTAGATACAAGTTGTTCAAGGCTTCGTATTCGTTTCCAAGGCGGTCAATAAGCTTAGTAACATCGCCACCAACTGTAGTTAGGATAGCAGGGTTACCACCCTGTTTAGGATCGACAAAGCTTTCCAAGCGACGGGCAGACTCTAACATTGTAGCAGTCTGGGATCGTGCTTCTCTAACAGGTTTAAGTGTTTTGTCGTTAGCCTGTGCCACTAGATCAGCCATATCACCTAACGTCTTCATACTGTCGTTTCGAGTGATTGCATCTGGGGGTACAAGTCGTCTGTTTTCGATATCGTAGATACCTTGCGCAGATGGTGCGGTTGTAGCCATAACAGTGACTGTCTCACCATTTTCATCTGTGATTGTATAGGTGGTCATAAAGAATCCACCATCCAGATTAAGTTCTGGCATTGTGCCTAGTTGTTGTTGTTCACGCAGCTTCACCAAAGCATCTAGTTGCGCACGGGCCTCTGTGCCTTCAGGTGCATTGTCTCTTTCAACAGTAAGCGTATCTAGTTTAACATCATCAAACTTGCTAATTGAGAATTCTGCAGCGGCATCACGGTCCTTGATAGCTGCATTCTCCGATATAACGGCATTAATACGTCCTAGATATTCTGTGTCTGTGACAGACTTAGACAGTGCGGATAGTGTCGCTTCATTTAGTTTTCCTAGTTCCACGGTACTTAGGGGCTTATCAGCAAACTGGACATTACCGAATTCACGTACAAGGTTAGCATCTTCAACCCGTCCTGCATCTTCAAGTTCACGGGCTTTGCCTTCGTAGTTGTTGGCAGTAAGTGAACTATATTCGATAGGTGTCTTTTCGCCAGAACGGGCTGCGATCTCTGCACGAACTGCAGCAAGGTCTGTGTCTGTAGCACCTAGTTCTGAAGCAATCCTTTCAATACGCTGTAGTTCCCTCACGTCGGCTGCATCTTTTATACTCTGCGCCTCTAGAATTGCATCATATGGTTTTTCGGCTTTACCATCATGCATTTCTTTCAAGCTTAGAAGCGCAAGATATTCGTCAGACTGTTTACCTTGTTCCGTGCGTCCAAGTACTTGTAGACGACCCCCAGTAAAGGCAGGATCGCTAAAGGCTTTTTGTATATTGTTATCAGTTCTACCAGATTTTAATGCTTTTTCACGGGCATCGATTACAGCTAATGCTTCTTCGGAAAGCTTAATGTCACCACCTTCAATTTCTAGGCGATACATTTCGATATCATCCAGTGTTGCTAGACGGGTGTAATCAAGTTTATCGTCCTGTTGCCCAAACGGCGTAATCTCAATACCTTCAACAGGAGTGTCCATGTTAGGTTCTTCGGATACAGGTGCAAAGATTTCAGACATCTGCCCTGCTTCGTCACGAACCGCCTCAGAATTATTCTCGTTATTAGCAACATTATCCAACGCACCTACTGTCAGAGGCCCACCACTTTTTACTTCATCATAAGTTTGATCGCCAACAGTCAAACTTGTTTGGAAATCACTAGGAACATCTGGACCTTGTAGAGGACGAGACTCAGTCTTGGTAACAAACTTCAGACGACCATCATCTATCATACGTTCAGTAAGTGACATAACATCACCCACGTCACCATCTGTAAGCTGTAGCTGTTGTGTGAAGAATACTAAGGCTTCACCATTATTGTCGCTGCCACTATACTGCTTTGCCAAAATCTTAGCATTCTTAGCAAGCTTCTTATCTTTAGCTTCCTGTGCTTTAGCAGCCTTTGCCGCTGCAGCCGCACGGGCCTTGCGTTCTTTTTCTTCTTCGTAAGCACGTTTATCTTCCAGTTCTTTTTGCTTTAGAACTGTAGGGACGTAGACACTGGCAAAGCCCTCAAGAAGTGCGCCTGCCATATTTTCTTTTTTACGATAATTAGCGGGGTTAACGCTTCTCCAATTACGGGCCATATTACACGTCCTCTTCTGTAGGTTCTTCCCCGACAATTCCTAGCATTGCGGCCTGTTCATCTTCAGTCGCAACACCTTCTTCTGCCTGTGTTGGCGCACCCATTAAACCGCCCATAGGCATAGCTTGTGGTTCTGGTGTCTCTTCTTCATCGTCATCATCAACAATACCTAGTGCAGCTTTTAGAAGCGTAGGCGTGACACGAAGGCGATCTGGATCATCTAGACCCATCTCGTAATTCATCTCTTCGTCTTCAGCTAGGATTTGGATATAACGTGCTACTGGCCCTGCAATCAGGATTGCTAGGTCAATTTGAAACTTACCTTTAGCAATGGCTTGCATAAGCATACCTGAAACAATCGCTGTAACAGGAGTTTTGATTTCCAGAAGTGAATACATCATTTCTGCATTCTCTTCCTGTGTAAGCCGTTCAATCATATAATCTACGGCTTCATCGTATGAAGTGATATCAGGTGGACGGTGCCAAGGATACTTACGGTTATCAGCTACTAGGTTAGCACCAGGAATGGGGGCTTCAAATCTCATCGTCTTCCTCTTCTTCTTCTGGTGCAGGCGCATCTTGTAGGCTTTCAGCAAAGCCATCAAAGTATTCAGGGGTGAATACAATCTCGCCTTCATTCATATTGGTAAGGTTTTTAGGCATTTTCCCATCTAAGAAATTCTTGATGGATTTGCGTACTGCATCTTGGAAATTCATCTTAGCTTCCCGTAGTTAACCATGAGGTAGCCATCTTTCCCTTCGATAACTGCATCAGGGTGGGTTTTCTGGACTTCTTGGGCAATTACCCCGAAGGTTGGGTTCCTATGAACGCCAATACGTTTTGCCTCATCGTTCCAATCCCATGTGAATACTGGGATGCCGCTGATGACCCCACGGTATTCAATGTTCTCTTTAAGACGGATATCTGATGCTGTAATGATCGCAGCACCAATAGAGCCAATAGCACTCCACATACCGCTGTTACCACCACCGCTACTGCTATTAGATGCTGCAGCAATCTCTGCCATAAGCACACGGGCTTCTAGTTCAGCCTCTGTCTGTGATCCTTTGAAGTAGTAATCCAACATACTATCAACACGATCCCAGATGCGGTTTAGGCCTTCTTGGTTTAGGTCAGCGGCGTTCTTAACATCTGCAGCATACGCATCATAAAGCATTTCCGCATTTGTCTCAGTAACCTTCTGTCTCCAATCAGCGTTGTAGACATCGATCTGATACTGCATGTTTGAGTTATAGCGTTCACGGCTATCTTCCATTGTCGCATTAAACTCTGCAGCATCGTTAATTTCGCCTGTATTAAACCGACGCATTTCGTTTAGCATTTGGCTGTTATAACGCTGCGCTTGGAATACCAATTCATCATAGAACATCTGCATGTCGTTGCCCTGTTCTGCACCAAACAGACGGGCAGCATTCAAGGCCGCTTGGTCATTAAACAAAGCGTCTACCATTGCTTGCGTATTTAGAACTTCGGCTTGCTGTTCATTGGTCAGGTTAGCCATATCCATTTCCATGAAATGTTTGGCATTTTGAACCATAGCAGCCTGACGTGCATCTAGGTTTGCAACTTCAAACTTAGACAGGATGTTCATCTTATTAATCAGAGACTGTTGCTGATTATCTAGGTTCTTAGTTGTCAGAGTTTGGAAGAACGTAGCTTCTTTCTCTGCAATACCTAGTGTCGCTTCCATGATAGCGTTAGACATTGCGGCTGTAGCTGCAGTGCCTGTAACCCCAGTGAATGCCATAGACCGTTGGATTTCACGGGCCATGCCTTGCGCCCAAGGTGGAATTACTGGTTCGCCATTTGGTCCCTTGAATTCCTCAGAAATGATTTTCATCTGACCAAGGATCGTAGCTTTACTATCGACGTAGTTTTCGCCTTCGTCACGTAGTCTTTGGGCAAGCAACTTACCTGATACTGTAGACGTATCGATGATCATAGACGTGTTGATTGAGGCGTAGTCGTTAAGGGCTTCACCTACTACACTAACTGTACCGTCCTCATTAACGCCTGTAGCGGCCCCTGTAACGTCGATTTGGTTTTCATTGGGGTCTAGTAGCGCATCGTTGCTTACCGTGCCTGTAACAGCGTCTACGTTAGCGAGAGAGTTACCTGCGATATTATCCGCAACTGTATCCGCTATATAGGTTTCTGTAGGGGCAGGAGTAACACCATCAATTGTAGCAGTCTCGTCTACTAGGGCAGGATCAACATTTGCATCCCCTTCTAGCATCAATCCTTCTGCGTTTGGATCAATAGATGTACCTTCAGTGTTGGGATCAATTACAACATTGCCTGAAACCAAATCAGATAGCTTCATACCCTTACGGGCAAAGTAGCCCATTGGGTCTGCAAGCATTGCTTCGATTTCTGCGTTAGATGTAATGATACCTGCGTCGATAGCCATCTGCGTGATATTGGCAATGTTAAGTGCGCCAGTACCGTCACCTGTACTACCACCACCGCCTGTAGGCTCAGAAGAGTTTGTTTCCGCTTCTGCTAGAATGCGATCTGCTTCGTCGTTGTTACCTTGCGCACGTTGTTCATCAGCCATTCTCTGATAGCCTGAAGTCGCTTTGCTATAACCTTCATCGCCTGGGAATAATCCGTTAGCATCTTCTGAAAGGCTGTCGAATACTTTACCGTCTTTAACTTTGACTTCGTAAGGCAGGCCAAGGAAGTTGTATGAATAGTTCATACCGTCAGAGTTCACGTAAACCTGACGACCATCAACAACACTTGTTTTATCTTTTTCTGGGTCTAGGCCATTTGCCCAACCTGCAAGTTTACCGATTATGCCAGTAGGCGTGACGTAGCCTAATGCTTTCATCATACCTGTAGGGGCAGCACCTTTTACGTTGTTCTTCTCTTTATCAAAGATAGAAATACCGTCTTTAAAGAAACTAGCAGCACCACCTGTATTAAGGGCTGCGCCTGCAGCAATCTGATTGGGGTCTGTAATACTTGGGTTCAGAGCCATTAATTCATCAACGGTCTTACCTGAACGTGCAGCAATTGCGCTTAGTGTATCACCATCTTTAACTACATAACCCGTACTTGCAGAGTTTGCAGAGCCTGAATAGGCAGGCCCAGAACCATCACTGCTTGTGCCGTAACCGCTACCAGAAGAGTGTACAGGAACCGCTGAACCTGCATTTGATCCAGAGTCGTATACTAGATTACCGCCAACGTAACTTGCGCCATCATTTGGCGTGAAGACGTTAGCTACACTCTCAGAAAAGCTATTACCGCCCCCAAATGTATCTGCCCAAAAGCCCATTATAGTTTTTCCTTCTGTTCTTCGCAGTGACGGATGCGATCTCTTACTTTGATGTAGTCGGTGATAACTGCAGGGATTGCGTTAAAGTCATCTGGCAATGCATCTATCTCGTCTGCCAACTCGCTATTGAACTCTTCAGAGTAAGTATAAAGCGGTGGGCAGTAGACCTCTAACTGGGTTCTATAGACCGTCCCTGCGCAGCCTGTCAGTGAGGCCATCACGGCTAGTAGGATTAAATTCTTCATGTTCTGCCATCGCTTTGTAAAAGTCTTTGGCCTTGTCTTTGGCCTGTAGTTCATCGGCAAGAACTTTGGACTTCTCTATCGTCTTACCGTCCTTGCGTCCCAAAACATAAAGAATGGGTAGCAGAACAGCTAAAGCACCGATGATGTAAGTTTTGATCTTGCCGATGACAAACATTAGTGAACCCCGTCTTTGTGGTCCTTAAATCGTGCGTATGCAGCCAAAGCGATACCGCCCAATGCGCATAGCAGGAAGATTGTCTTCATACTGTCAGAGTAAGGTACTAAGGCCTCAATCTGTGGGGTGATCTCACCTAGTGCTGTTGCAGCACCTGCGATACCTGCACCCGCCATTGTCTTAGACTTAGCAAGAGGTTTAGGGGCCGCTGCAGCCACTTTCTGTGGCATGGTAGGGCCACCCTCTGCAGATGGCAGTTTAGCATCACGGCTAAAGATAGCAGCCTCTGCAGCACGACGACGTGTTAGACCATTCAGAACTGTTAGCTTTCCACCCACACGGGCTTTATTCCAACGCATGATTTGTTCTGGAACGTCATTATAAAGACCTTGGTTCAGCTTTTTTAATAGCGTTGATGATCGAAAATTGCCTGCGCCAAGGTTAAAGACGAATGATACCAAAGCATCATATTGTCCTTGTGTTAGAGGGACTGTAACGTAACGCTTAACGTCAGCTTCGGCGGTGCGTAAATCTTCACGCAACCGCAACTCAGCTTCCTCTATCGTGATCTTCATACCAGAACGAACGCCCTTGCAACTGCCGTAGCCAATCGTCCATTTTCCTGCAGG